CTCCACATAGCGATAGACACCGGTTTTCGCAAGGTTCTGATCGCTGTAAGTCTCAATGTCGATTGAGAGAGTTTTCATATTCACCGGTCCTTTCGCTTACCCCAATAGGGCGGCAGATCGCTCCGCCGCCCACGGGGTATTGCGTTTTACTCGTGCATATTTTTCATGCGGGCTTCGTGGTATTCCACTTCACGAATAGCACGCTCTTTCTCAAGCTGCTGCTTTTCGGCTTCCCAGGCATCGTCCCTTTTCTTGCGCTCATGGTCATCGATGGCATCAATGACCGAACGGACAATCCAAAAGACCGCCAGCAACAGATACAGGCTGAGAAGCAGGATGCAAAGAATCGTAGTCAGTTCCATATTCGGTTACCTCCTTAAGCCAGAAAGTCATCATCGTCATCGGTTGCAAAGTCGGACTCGGCACTTGCCTTGCCGCCCAGGGGTTCACCGGCACGGATAAGCTGCAGATTGTTCAGACCACAGGCGATACCCTTGTTGCCGTTGCTGTTGAAAGCATACAGGTTGATGCTTGCACGGCCGTACACGCCGGAGTAAACCTCAGAGCGAGTCAGCACAGGGTTGCGGTCAGCGTCCACGATACCGGGCGCGGTAGCGGAGTTGGCATTGATGAAGTAGGCATTGGCATAAGCCGGATCGTCAGGGCGCTCAATGTCGCCGTCGCGGAGCGGGGTCTTGATGGCTGCGAGGGGCGGTACGATCTTTCCATTGCCCTTCAGCTTAGCCTGTCCTTCCTGATAGGCAGCTTCGATTGCCGCCTTGATCTTTGCGACCGTCTTAGTATCGGACTTGGGGATGATGAGGCTGACACTGTACTTGGGAGTGCCGCCGTTGATGCTCTTAGGCTCCCAGACATTGGCGTAAGACCAACGGGTGTCGGGACCGGTGATGACCTTCATGGGATTGTTGACTCTGTTTGTGTTGGTAGACATATTAAAATTCCTCCATAAAATCTGATTTTGCGGTGTTCATTGCCGGACGTTTATCGCTCTCCGGCACGAGCGTGGGTTTGCCTTGCGGCTTTTTAATGTAGGGAGCGAGAAGCTCATCAAAGCGGGATTTGCCGAGCAGTTTCTGCATGGCGGTGATGCCGAGCACCTTGCGCTCATAGGGGTCAAAGCCTGCGCTTTCAACAGCGGCGGCAACAAAGGCTTCACTGGTGTACTTGCGGTTGGAACGGCCTTCGACCAGTTTCCACCCGCTCCATTCCTTGCCGCTGACAGCCTGCTGAAGGGCATATTCCTTCACATCGGCTGCCCAAGCGGTCAATGCATCGACCTTTCCGAGAATGTCGGCAATCTCATCGTCGTCAAGGAGCGCTGGTTTCTCAAAGTCGTACCGTGCAAGAGCGAGATTGGTTTCTGCGCGTTCTCTGCACTCGGCTTTCGCCTTGCAGAAGCGGCACCACTCGCCGCAGGAGAAGTTGCCCTGTCCCTCGTAGGCAAGCTGTGCTTTCTGCGTCAGTTCCGTGTCTGCCCATTCGAGCAGAGCGTCCTTGGACATCTCGAAGATGCTGATATTCGACTTCCGGGGCTGATAGATGGTCATGCGGACGGTGTCAATATCGTAGATGCCGTCGAAAATCTCCAAGGCACCCAGGGCATAGAGCATCATTTGCGGGTTCCACTCTGCGCTGACCTCGACCCCTTTGCCATGCTTGTAATCGCAGATATTGAGCGTACCGTCGGCAATGAGAATGCAGTCGGCTGTTCCGAAACCGTCCTGCACCCAGTGAGAGAAATCCACCCGCTGTTCGATCATGACCACAGGGTCGGAGCAGGTTTGCTTTGCGGCTGTCAGAAGCTCCGTCACATAGGTAGCGTATCCGGCGGCACATTCCTCCATCTCCTCGTTGTACCAAGAGAGATTTTCGATGGGGCTTTCAGCCGGAATACCAAGTGCCTGCTTGAGCCGGAACTCGCATAGAGCATGGCAATCGCTGCCCTCGGCGGCGTAGTCGCTGCCTTTATCCTCGTAGGCTTCACACAGCCTTGCGGAGGGCGGGCAGTTGAGCCACCGCTCGGAAGACGATGCCGAGAGAATAGCGTGTCCTTTAGGTGGCATCGGTCAGCACCTCCGCATCGGCAAGCAGCGCCTTGTAGTGGACGGGGTCGATGCCGGACAGCTTTGCCGCACCGTACTTCTGGAGCAGCGTGCGGATCTCAGCGGTGTACCCCTTGCGGGACTTGTCCGCAAGAACGGCTCTGACCTGTTCCAGCGTCAGCGCAGGATCGGCAGGGGCGGCAGTGTCAGGGGCTTCATCAGCCGTGGTGCTGAACATCTCTGCCAGGGTGTTTGCCACTTCATTAATAGTGGCTGCGGCGCTGCGCAGGTCTTTGATCACCATATCCAATTCGCTGATTCTGCCCATTGACGTTGCCTCCTTCCTTGATTTGCTTCTGCTTGAGTGAGCGGTTGATGCTTTTTGCCAGGTTTGCTGCGACGATGATAAACTCCAGAAGGATATCAACCAGTTCCTCGTCAGGGTTCATCGCCTTGTTTTCGGACTCGTACATTCTTTGTCACCTCCCATAATCGGCGGTATCGTTTTGCCTCTTACACTTGCCACCGGACACGGGATTGCCGTTTGGCCCCCAAATCAGAGATAATTTTTTAGAGAATTTTTCAAATGATTCAAAACCTTATCTCTGCGGCACGTAAAGGCCTTTCGGGAGATGTTTAGTGATGCGGCAGCAGCACGCTCGGAAAGATCGACCATGATGGTTTTACAAATTTCCAGTTCCTCCGGTGCGAGGGTTGATAGAAGAAGATGCAGCGCATCGAGCATCTCAGCTTCCTCAACTTTCACATCGACCTCTGCGAATGCATCTGGTATATCGTCAAGCCAGGGTCTTTCTTCACCCTCGTCGTTTGTAGCGGTGTAATCCAAGGAGAGGGAGTCTCCGGCTCTGCTGAAGGGGCAAGTCACGCAGTCCATGTCACAGTCCAGTCGCTTGGCGACGGGACACACGCAGCGCCCGTGGCGCTGTTGCTTTTTGCGGAAGGCATCAATGTCGCGGTAATAATCGTGGAACTCCTGCTCTGTGCAGGGGATGCGCTCACGGGTGGAACGCAGATAGATGTAGTGCTGATTGTCATTCTTTTGCATTGCTTGTCCTTTCCCGCTTTGGGAAGGGAGGCGGCAGATACAACAAAATCCGGTGCATCAGATGACACACCGGCTTCGACGCTCGTGAGAAGGCATGACGAATCAACGGTGGTACATCGGATGGCTGACGGAGAATCCGTCCCGGGTTCCGTATGTATCCACCGCTTCGTTAATGGCCACTCACAAAGCGGAGTAAAATTTATTTCGAAGGAGTTACCTTCGATACCAAAATTATATCTAACAATGTCTGAAAACCCGAATCTTGGCGAGTTACAGTGAATAAGCAAAAAATCCCTGCCAACAGTACCTTTCCGATGTTTTGGAAAGGCTGTGGACAGGGATGAAGGTTAATATGTGCCTCTAATCGTAACTCGGTGAGTTACTAACTTTTTTGTGTTTGTTGAGGTAGCCTGAATTGTACAAACAAAAAGTTACACAAAAGTCATTGAAAAAGTAATTACTTTGTGCTATGATGTAAAATAGCATGAATTACAAGGAGGCAAATCATGGCTGAGGTAAAGAAAAGTATCACTCCGATGGAGCATTATAATATGTCAGACTTCCTGCGTGGGCAGGCATCAAAGATTATAACGACAATATCTACCGAAGATAAGGCTGGTTTTGTCTTGAAAAACGGTAAGCCTATGGCGGTTATCATTTCCAATGACCGCTATGAGCGTTTGCTGAAGGCCGGTATCGACCTGAATGAATATTAATTTGGAGGAACGATGTAATGGCACAGACAAAAATCACCGAAGTAATGATGGACGACAAAACGATAGATGCGTCCAAAGAAATCGCCATGGTATTCTCCATTGCAAATACGCTGCGTGGTCCTTATAAGCCGGACAAGTACAAGGATGTCATCATTCCCATGATTATCCTGCGCCGGTTGGAGTGTGCTCTTGCGCCTAAAAAGAAGGCTGTGGTTGACGCATTCAAGAAGAACCCCGCGGCTCCTGCACAGTTGCTGTGCAAAAAATCTGGCTATCAGTTCTACAATACCTGTGAATTTGATTTGAAGAAACTGCTTACCGAAGCACCTGCCATCGTAGAGAATCTGACTTTTTACATTGAGTCCTTCTCTCCGAATGTCCAAGCAATTTTTGAAGAACTGAAGTTTAAGGAAGAAATCAAAAATCTCGACAAAAATAACCGACTGTTGGGTGTTGTCAAAAAGTTCTCTGAACTCGAACTCGACCCCGAAAAAGTCGATAATGTCAAGATGGGCTATATGTTCGAGGAAATCATCCGCCGCTTTTCTGAAAATGCGTCTGCGGGCGATCACTACACCCCTCGTGAAGTTATCCGCCTCCTCACCAGCATTCTGCTTGCTGAAGGTTGCAGTGATATTTTCTCCGAAGGCAGAGAAATCACCGTATTGGACATGGCCTGCGGTACTGGCGGTATGCTTTCTACCGCACACGATTTCATCGTGCGTATGAACCCGGACGCCAATGTGCGCCTGTTCGGACAGGAGAACAGCCCTGAATCCCATGCTATCTGCCTTGCGGATATGCTGATTAAGAACCAGACTGCAGAAAACATCCGCTTTGCTGACACCATGAAGGAGGACTGCTTTGAAGATACCTCCATGCGTTTTGTCATTGCCAACCCACCTTTTGGTGAGGCTTGGGGCGGCAAAGATGCCGGCGATGGTGTTGAAAAAGCGGTGCGCAAAGAATACAAGAAAGGCAATAATGGCAGGTTCCCGGCGGGATTGCCTACAACCGGTGATATGCAATTGCTGTTTATGCAGCACGCCGTTGCAAAAATGCAGAAAGGCGTTGGTAGAGCTGCTATTATCACAAATGGTTCTCCTCTGTTTTCCGGCAATACCACAAGTGGTGAAAGCCAGATTAGAAGATACCTGCTTGAGAATGATCTTATAGAAGCCATTATCGGTCTGCCTTCTCAGTTGTTCTACAATACCGATATTGCAATCTATGCGTTCATTTTGTCCAAGGGCAAGCGTAAAGAACGCAAGGGCAAGGTTCAGCTTATCGATGCAACCGATATGTGGACTCCTCTGAAGCGTTCTCTTGGCAAAAAGCGTAGAGAAATCTCCAAGGAGCAGATTACCCTTATCACTGAGATCTATGCGGATTTTGCACCTGGTAGAAAGACTCAGTGGTGCGAAAAGCGCAAGCACGAATGCGTTATTGAGAGCAAGATTTTTGACCGAGAGGAATTCCTGTATAAGGAGTGGTCTGTGTACCAGCCCTTACAGCGCCGTGGTGTTATCAATGCGGCTTCTATTGAGGCACTTCGTACCAGCGCTTATTTCACCGCCAATACCAACATTTTCAATGAAGCTAAATTTGAGGAATTGGAGCAGACCGATCCTCGTGACGCTACTGACGAAAAGGCATATCAGAAGCAGATTAAGGGTCGCACCTTTACTGCTGCTGTAATTGAGGCGTTGAAGGCGCAGGAGTCTGACAAGGAATACGATGATTTTTCCAAATTCGTAGCAGTACTGAAAAAGGCTCTCGCAGGTATTGAGGGTATGTCGGATTCTCGTCTCAACGGCATTGCCATGGAACTGTCGTTTATTGACAAGACCGCTGTTGTCCAGAAGGACAGAAAAGGCCGTGTGATTATCGACCCGACAACAAAAGACACGGAAATTATTCGCCTCAATCAGGACGAGAAGGCTTATATGGATGCTGAAGTGTATCCGCATATTCCGGATGCGATTTACTTCTATGACTTTGACGAAAGCAAAGCGGAGAGTGCTACCAATAAAGAGAAATTGGGTGCGGAATTCCCGTTCACCAGGTATTTCTATGTGTACCATGAGCCCGAAAAGGCTGATGATCTGCTGGCGCAATTCATGGAATTGGAGTCTTCGCTTACTGCAAAAATTGCTGCCTTGCAGAAAGGGGCAGAATAATGGAAGAGATGAGACAGACTGGCATCCAGTGGATTGGAGAAATTCCAACTGCCTGGAACACCAAGCGAATTAAATATATGGCAACGTTGAAGGGACGCATTGGATGGCAAGGATTGACATCCGAAGAGTACCAGGACGAGGGCGCATATCTTATCACCGGAGTTGATTTTGCTGACGGTGGTATTGATTGGGAAAATTGTGTTCATGTTCCTATGAAGCGTTGGGAAGAAGCTACGGATATTCAAATTCAGGAAGGCGATCTGTTGATTACCAAAGACGGTACTATTGGTAAGGTTGCTATTGTAACGAATATGCCGGGTGAAACATCACTTAATAGCGGCGTTCTTCGTATTGTACCTATCGAAGGATATAGCCAGCGGTTTCTCTATTGGGTGATTAAATCCGATGAGTTTTGGAACTGGTTTAACTACAAAAATGCTGGCAACAGTACAATTGTGCATCTGTACCAAGGAGATTTTGCGGAATTTTTGTATGCGTTTCCAGATTATGCCGAACAGGAAGCCATTGCAGACTATTTGGATGTTCATTGCGGAAAGTTGCAGGCTATCATCACTGAACTGGAAGCACAACTTGCATTGCTGAAAAAATATAAAAAAACTTATATTTCAGAAGTTGTTACACACGGTTTGAACCCCGATGTGCAGAAAAAGAATAGCCATATAGAGTGGTGCGGAGCGACTCCCGAACATTGGGAAATCCTTCGTATGCAGGATATCGCAACTTACAAAAAAGGTCCCTTTGGAAGTGCTGTAACTGTCGATATGTTTATAGAAAAGGGTGAAAACACCTTTAAGGTCTATGAGCAAAAGAATGCAATTCAGGGCGATGCTTCGCTGGGGTGGTATTATCTATCCTACGAAGATTATAGAGGACTTAAGGACTTTTCTGTTGCTCCTGGCGACATAATAGTGAGTTGCGCAGGCACTATTGGTAAGTGTTATGTTCTACCAGACAACATTGAGCCGGGTATTATCAATCAGGCATTGATGAGGGTAAGAATAAAAGATGGGTTCAATAAATCTTATTTTATTTACTTATTCGATGTTGCACTGGAATATATGAATGAAAAATATAGCAACGGTAGTGCTATAAAAAATATCCCTCCGTTCAGCATTTTGAAGAAACAGAATATCTCTGTTCCTCCGTTAGAAGAGCAAGATGCTATAGTAGCAGAGCTGGACTATAAAACGGCACTTATTGATGCAACTATTGCGGAAAAGGAGCGTCAGCTGCTTACCATGCAAAATCATATGGCTGCCGTAATATTTGAGTATGTCACAGGCAAAAAACGAGTAAAGGAGGTTCGGTAATATGCCTATCAGAGCAGACCAGCTGAGAGAAAAAGAAGATTTCCAAAAGTTGATTCTGGAGCGTTTGGAAGAGGATAACAAATTCCGTATCCGTCCCAACACAGCCTATAAGCCTGGGTTGGCAATGGATACCGAAGTCCTGCTTGAGTTTCTGGAGGATACGCAGCACGATGAAATGGAGCGTCTGCGCCGTATGTATAAAGACCGCACCAACGATACGGTCATTAATTACATCAACTCGGAAATCAACAAGGAAAGCCGTGGCCTGATCGATGTTATCAAGCACGGCGTAGAGTTCGATAATGGTGTTACCCTTCGGCTGATGTATCGCAAGCCGGACAGCACCATCAACACCCAGGCTGTTGCGAACTACCGAAAAAATATCTTCTCCGTAATGGAAGAGGTATATCACAAGGCTGACGAACGCATTGACCTCGTTATTTTTCTGAATGGCTTGGCTATCTTCACAGTTGAACTGAAATGCAACACCTCCGGTCAAAGCTACGAGGACGCCATTAAGCAGTACAAGAATGAGCGCGATCCTTCCACCCGCCTTTTCAAGAGCAGGGTTGGCGTATTTGCTGCGTTTGCCATGGACCTGAATGAAGTGTATTTCACCACGGAACTGAAGGGCCCCGATACCTTCTTCAATCCGTTCAACATTGGTGAAAACTTCGGCAAGGGAAATCCCCACAATCAGAACGGCGTGAACGTCTCCTATATGTGGGAGAACATCTGGACGAAGGATAAAATCCTGTTCCTCATCGAGCGTTTCATCTATATCAAAAAGAAAGAGCGCAAGGATGCTGATACCGGCAAAATCAAAAAGTCCAAGGTGCTCATTTTCCCACGTTTCCATCAGCTTCGTGCTGTTGAGCGGGTTATGAACGATGTTATCGAGAACCACACCTCCTGCAATTACCTTATTGAACATTCTGCGGGCAGCGGCAAGACCGAAACCATTTCCTGGCTTGCTCACATTCTCGCGACGGTTCACGATGCCGCCAATGAAAATATTTTTGATACGGTGCTGATTATCACTGACCGTATCATTGTTGACCGTCAGCTGCAAGAGGCCATTCTCGGCATCGAGCACAAAAGCGGACAGGTCAAGGTTATGGATGATAGGTGCGATTCCGAGGACCTGGCTATCGCACTCGGCGGCAACACTAAGATCGTTGTTACCACCATTCATAAATTCTATTACATTCTCAACAACAATCTGCTCGGAAACCTTAAGGGCAAGAAGTTTGCTGTACTGATTGACGAGGCACATTCTTCTACTGAGGGTGTCTATATGCAGTCCGTAACCAATGTCCTCGCCAATGAGGAGGACGAGGAGGAAAAGACTGAAGAAGACAAGATGCTTGAGGAAATCCAGAAGAGTGGCAAGCAGAGCAATGTTTCTATGATTGCCTTTACTGCTACACCGAAGCCGGATACCCTTCAGCTTTTCGGCACTCTGAACGCTGAAGGTAAGAAGGAATCCTTCGATCTGTATTCTATGAAGCAAGCCATTGAGGAGGGCTATATCCTTAATGTTTTGGACAACTATGTGACCTGGAAAACTTACTGCCATATCAATAAGGCAATCCAGGATGACCCGGAACTCCAGTCTATCGCCGCAAAGCGTAAGATGGCTCGCTTTATCGACCTGCATGATACCAACATCGCACAGAAGGTCGAAATCATCATTGAGCATTTCAGAGCAAATGTGGCCGGGTGCCTTGGTGGTAAGGCAAAGGCTATGGTTATCACTTCTTCTCGCCCGGCTGCTGTAAAATACCGCCAGGAATTTGAACGGTATATTCAGGCGCGTGGCTATACGGGCATTCAGGCTCTGGTGGCATTCTCTGGCAAGGTCAAACTGGACGACAAGGAATACACTGAAACCGGCATGAACGGTTTCAAAGAGGAAGACCTGCGTTACGAGTTTGACCGCAGTTGTTATCAAGTGCTTATCGTTGCAGATAAGTATCAGACTGGCTTTGACCAGCCGAGACTGGTGGCAATGTATGTGGACAAGCGCCTGCGTGGAGTTCAGGCCGTCCAGACCCTCTCTCGACTGAACAGAATTTGTCCGCCTTACGATAAGACTACCTTTGTGTTGGACTTTAAAAACAGCTACGATGATATCAAAGCGGCATTTGAGCCGTATTACAAAGACACCATCCTTTTTGAAACAATTTCTCCGTCCGATATTCGTGACATGGATCGTGAAATTGATGCGTATGACTTCCTTGATGCGGACGATGTTGATGAATTCAATACATACCTCTACAAGGATAACCGCACAGCACGGGACAAGCAGCGTATGTGGTCGTTATTGGATGGGGCTTTGAAGAAAATTACCAAACGCCCCGAATTGGAGCAGATGGAGATCAAGATTACCATCCGCCGATTCCTGAAAGGCTATTGTTTCCTTATCCAGGCTACCGCCTATGAAAACCTCGAATTCCATAAGCGATACAATTTCCTTTCTTATTTGATTAAGGAATTGAACCCCGGTGGTGGTGGAAACAACTTTGATATTGCTGATAAAATTACCGTCAGCGATTTCAGACAGAAGCAGCTGGAAAAGCACCAGGGCGAGGAAATCGAAGCCAAGCCTGAAGTGAAAATCAAGAAACCGAAGCCTGCAAGTCTTGAGGAGGAACAGAAAAAGCTCCTCTCCCAGATTATCGATGAGGTTAACGCCCTGTACGATAAGGACTACGAGCCGGATTTCACTACGAAAGCCGCCATGCAGATTCGTGACCTACTTTTGAAGAACGCTGCACTCAAAGAGCGTCTTGAAAAGAGTGCAAAAAACAACACCCTCAACGAGTTCAAGTTCACCTATGACGACTGTGTCCAGGACGCATTGGTTGAAGGTTATGACCAGAATGCGGATTTCTATACGCTACTCCTCAATAACGAGGAAATTCGTGCGAAATTTGCAAATGTCTTTATGACAGAAATCTATCGAATCCTGCGCGAAGGAACGCAAACAGACTAATTGGTTAGGAGGCTGTCTATGGCAAAGGCTGCAAACCCATTTATGCATTATGTGGCTGATTATGAAAAAGAAGCCGAGGCATTTCTGACAAAATACGAATGCGCTGATGCCATAGACAATCCCAGACCCATACCGATCCGGGATATTGCCACAAGGCTTATGTCTCTGGAAATCATTGATACGGAGTATTTGTCATTCGATGGTAGTGTTCAAGGTGCCATCGCATTTATGAAGGGCATCATTGAAGTGTATGACTGGTCTGCCGAAGAAACCATCGGATATGAGGTGTCACAACCTTCGATTTTCGTTGATGCAGATATCATGAATATCGGACGGTTCAATAATACTTTGGCTCATGAATGCTTCCATTGGTGGCGGCATCGGAATTACTTTAATTACAAGCGAAACCATGAAAATGGGACAGAGTTTGCATTCCGCTGTAACAGAGGAATTTCAACTACCGGGAGCTTGATCGGTGGACAGTGGTCTGATATTGATAAAATGGAGTGGCAGGCAAAAACAATTGCACCCAAAATACTCATGCCACGAACCGCATTCAAGAAAAAGGTCGACCATATTTACCAGGTGCTTCTTGCAGATAATCCAAACGCAGACCGTAGCATCGTAACTGAATATGTAATCGACAATGTAGCAGATTTTTTTGAAGTGTCCCGACAGTCAGCTGCCATACGAATGTATGAATTGGGATATGGTGAAGCTGAGGCATATTGTGCGGGTGAATCCAACGCTCCTGCGAGTCAACTTCAGCATCGTAAGGCGACGCAAGCGAAACGGCATCAACGCCCCATTTCACCGCTCGATGCGTTTAAGCTGTATCGTGAAAATGATTTGTTACGTGCGACATTAGATACAGGCGTATTCTGCTTTTCCGAGGGATATTTCGTTCTGAATGATGACCGTTATTTGTTTGATGCTGGAAATGGCGTCAAATCAATGACGCCTTATGCAAAAGAGCATCTTGCTGAATGTACACTTGATTTCTCTATCAAGCTGATTCCTGACAGCTTGATGCACGGAGCCTCTCAAATGATGTTCCGATCTGATAGTGTTTTTAACACAGAATCCGCCTATGATGCGAATACGCAGAATACGGAACTATTCAATAAGGCGAAGGATTTTGAGAAAAAACTAAAGCGCGCACAGGCCACTGCTACTACTCCCGCAGCATGGATGAAAAAACGCATGGCCGAAGAGAACTGGTACGAGTATACATTTGAAAGCAAAACGGGGTTGGACAAAATGAACTTCTCCCGCGTACAGGGCGAAACGCACAAATTTACGATGCGCCCGCTGATAGCAATGGGAGTTGGTTTGGGATTGGATCTACAAGAGATGCAAGAGGTGTTGAGGCTCGGTGGAATGACCTTTGTTGATGGCGACAAAGAACAAGAGGCTTATAAGTACCTGTTCACAGGTTTTTATCAGCAGGACATTGAAACCTGCAATGCGTTTTTAACCGAGATTGGCGTTCCCCCTCTCGGCACAAAGCAAAGGCTGTAAAAATGAAAATAATATTGGAGGATCAGTATGGCTATACCAAAATTCAAAAAGGAATACGTCATGGATGCCTTAAAATACATCGATGAGAATGGTGTCCCTTTTCATAATCAAAGCACAAAATACGAACTTGTAACCGATGACGGAAAGCGGTATCCACCGAAATATGTAGTGGCTGTTGCTGACTATTTGGCAAACGGAACAAATATTTCTACGGACGGCTTTAATGCCGTAGAAGCAAAAAGCTTTCTGGAAGGCCAGGGCTTTACTATTGAGACAAAGCAGCAGGAAAAGTTCGAACTGTCCATCACCGCCGAAAGTGTGGTATCTACAGACGAGCGGTTCACGATGGATAATATCAGCCTAGGTGACAACTATAAGCCCCTTGATGTCTCCTTCAAAAAGGCAACTGGCGAGGTGATCAAGCGCGCCTACAGCAAGGGTGAGAGAAGAAATTCCAATCAGACCCTGCCTCGCATCGCCTGCCAGGTTTTTGAAAAGCAGATTGCATCTTTGTCTGTTGAGGATAAGGAGAGTTTTCCTGTATGCAAATACAACCCGGACAGTGAGATGATTTGCGGCATCTTTGCAAGTGTCGATGAATACAAAAAGCACCGCAAGACCATAGAATACATGACCTACGGTTATGACAACGGCCGTCAGTTCGTCATTTACTGTTGGAATATCTTCTCCACAATTAGTTTCGTTCAGGAATGCTTGAAGCGGTTCGGTGAACCGGGAGACCAGTTTGTACTGACATACCGAGAAAAAGATGAAAAAGAAACTGTTGTCGAGGAGGCAGAAGCCGCTGCCCAAGAGGAATTGGTTCAGCAGTTCAAAGGATACAGGAATCCGTTCTCCTCTATGCTGATTGAATCTAAAAATCTGATCTTCAGAGGCGCTCCGGGTACTGGCAAGTCTTACCTTGCAAAGGAAATCGCTGCGGATATTATCAGCAACGGATATTTTGACGATTACACCCTGCTGACAGATGAGCAGAAGAGACAGGTGGAATTCGTCCAGTTCCATCCGAGCTACGATTACTCTGATTTTGTTGAAGGTTTGAGACCGAGGGTCAACGATGACGGTACTATGGGTTTTGAACTGCAGGACGGCATTTTCAAAAAGTTTGTTACTCGCGCCAGAAAGAACTACGAGGATTCACAGAAATCCAAAGAAACGGTCGAAAAGGAACTCTCAGTTCAGGAAGCAATGGCAGAATTTTTCGCCAGCCTGGAATTGGGCGTTGATTCCTTCAAAACCATCAATGGCAATGAATTTACCATCGTAAGCGTAGATGACAGCCACATTAATATCTCTATCCCTGGCAATGCAACGGTTAACAAACTCGCACTAAATCTTGATGAGGTTCGGAGAATGTTGGAGTCCGGTCTTCGGTTCGAGAAAATCAAGGACATCACGTCCTTCTTCGGAAAGTCCTTCGCAACGCAGGCATACTCCTACGACTTCGCTATCTACAAAGCCATCAAGGCGAGAAAAGCTACCGGTTCCAAGATTCATGCAAAACAGACCGAATTGAAAAAATTCATTTTCATCATCGATGAGATTAACCGTGGTGAAATATCTAAAATCTTCGGTGAACTGTTCTTTGCCATCGACCCTGGTTATCGTGGAAGATCCGGTGAGATATCTACGCAGTATTCCAATCTGCACCCCAACCCGGATGAAAAGTTCTACATTCCCGAAAACGTCTATATCATCGGCACGATGAATGATATTGACCGTTCTGTGGATAGCTTCGATTTTGCTATGCACCGTCGTTTCCGCTTTGTGGAGCTTCGGGCAGACGAACGCCTTGAGATGCTGGCCTTGCTGGAAAACGAGGAGTTGGAGGCTGAAGCAATCAGAAGAATGGCTGCCCTTAACAAGGAAATTGCTGCCGTTGAGGATTTGAATGAGAATTATCAAATCGGTGCTTCTTACTTCCTGAAGCTGAAAACACTGGACTTTGACCAGCTTTGGACGGATTATCTGCAACCGCTCCTCCAGGAATACATTCAGGGTATGTACGATGAGGAAGGGATTATGAAACGGTTTGCAAAGGCATATGGCTATCAGCGACAGTCCAGAGGTGATGTACATGAAGCTACTCAGGATCAAGGATAACTCCCAACAGAAAAAAGATGCCTTTTCTCAAGTAGCGAAGCTGGCAGGTAAAATTGCAGATAAAACGTTGGAACAGCTTGAGCGTGAAGGTGTATTCGTATTTCCAGAAACCGTAAAAGATGCAGAGGATATTACCCAAGATCAGATGATCCTCCAAAGCATCAATGACACCTTTCGTTCTGGCAATGTGATGGGTTTTCTCGGCTATGGTGATGAGCGGCTTGTGATCGCGTCCCGTTTTTGCGGAGAGGGTGAGGATTACTTTTTCCAGTATCTTTTAGATAAAGTCCTGGACTTTCCAAACATCGTAGATTTGAACTCCGATGCCAATCAAGACAATCGGCTGTTCAATTTTCTGCTGTTTCTGTTTCCGTATTACCTCAAGGCAGCTATGCGGAAGGGGTTGTTCAAAAAATATATCCGCCGTAGGTACAATGATGGAAATGTAAAAGGCACGATTGATGTCGCAAGACATATCGAGGAGAATACCCCATTTGTAGGAAATGTTGCATACAGCCAGAGAGAGTTTTCCTACGATAATAGTCTGATGGAGCTGGTGCGGCATACCATAGAGTTTATCAAAAGAAAGCCTTACGGAAATAAACTTCTTACCAAAGTGAAAGACGAGGTAAAACTCGTTATAGATGCGACTCCGGGATATGAGCCGTATAACAGGCAGAAAATCATTGAACAGAACAAAAAGAATACCGTCCGCCATGCGTATTACCGAGAGTACCATGCATTGCAGAGACTGTGCCTGCTTATTCTGCGGCACCAAAAGCACCAAATCGGTACAGGAACAAGACAAATATACGGCATCCTGTTTGACGGTGCATGGCTTTGGGAGGAGTACATCAATTCTCTCATTGATGACGTGTTCTACCACCCAATGAATAAAGGCGGAAAAGGCGCACAGAGACTCTTCGAAGGAAATGTGGGTCTTATTTACCCTGATTTCATCAGCCGTAACAGCGAAAAGCGAGTGATTGCTGATGCAAAATATAAACCAATCGATAATATCGGCAACCGGGACTATCTGCAGGTACTTGCCTATATGTTCCGCTTCGATGCTCAAACGGGTTATTATCTCTATCCCGAAGCAGAAAACTCCGAGGGTCTGAGATTGCGAATGAATCGCGGCTCTACCTATGAGGCGAATGTTATCCCACGGGAAGATATCAGCATAACCAAGCACGGATTGAAAATACCCATGGACGCTACTGATTATGCTGGATTTGTCTCAATGATGAAAGTTTCGGAACAAGAGTTTATGAGCGCATTCTGTTAAAAAAGAACGGTCAACTTTATAAAATGATGGGAGGTGTACTGCAGTGGCGGACATGAAGCAAATCCACGAATTTGCAGTCAAGTGGTATGACAAATTCAGAAATAAGAAAACCACCTACATTGAACTGGTAGACCATTATATGGCTGATGACTGTGAGGCACTTGGGTTCGTAATGGACTGCGGTCATGCCTTTTCTGAGAAGTACGGCAAAGCTGCAAACGATTTTGAGGCACTGGAACGCATCATCGGGGAGATAACTGATATTCCTTTGCTCGGATCGGCTATTTACTCCCGATGGCGGTATTTCAATCATTGGGCATATTCTGGTGAGGAAATTTTGGAGCTGAAGAACCGTGCGTGGTTTACGATGGCTCTATCCCGCCTGGGCGAATTAGCAGAATGTCACATGAAGCGGTTTAAAGGCACTCCGCAGAAGGTGCGCATCGTTTCCAATAATATCTGCTATGGCCCACCGCCTGAACCAGATGACGAGGTTGAACAGCATATCACCATCAACGCCGATGGGCGCATATGGTTCTCAGCATACAACTTTGGCTCTGGCTTTGATGGACATGAAAAGTCCAGGAGCAAAATTTATAAAATTGAAAAGGAAAGCGCCACAAAAGTGCTGAACAGCATAGCACGATATTTCAGCACTGAGTACATTGAGGTTTTTGCTACCGATATCGGTGAATGGGAGATGGAGATCACCAACACCGAGGGAGATATTTATAAGTACCGTGGCTCGTTGATTGCTGATTTTGAAGTGGATGGCGTTGACCTGTCGGATATGGTGCGAGAAGCAGTCGAAATGGATGACCTTTATGTGTTTGACGGCAATAACAAGCCAGACAGAGTTGACCGCGTCACCATCGATTATCACCGCATTACCAAAATGAAGCCGAAGCAGCCGATCTCCGAAACCGTTGAATATGTGACTTGGGACTACACCGAGAGATTGGTGCTTGACCGTAAAAGTGAGACCTTGGAGCATATTCAGAACATCGGCAGCGGTTGTGCTGTGTCCAGAAAATACTATGTCCAGGGTGGCGTTGAAGGCCTGCTCAATGATATTGATGCCGATGACCTGTTTGGCGAGATTGAGGGCAACCCGGATGATGCGGTAGACAATCCGCTTGAAACCATAGATTACACGATCACAGTGGACTTCAAGAAAGGACCGCAGCGTGTCATCCAAGGAACATATGACAAGAAGGCTCTTCCGGAGCTCTGGAGCGATTTTGCTGAATCCGTATGGCAGTTTATGCGTTTCTACGGAATGGGGGAAATACTCAATCCTGCGGTCTATGAGAAGGTCAAGCGCCGCAGAACCGATTATATCTACTGTAGCGTGGAATTTGACGAAGGCTACAAAAGTTATTATTACATTGCCGATGAGGACGATATTTCCGTTGGCGATTATGTGATTGTACCCGTGGGCAAGGATAACCACCACTCCGCAGCAGCGGTAGTGAAGGTGGAGTATTTCGCAGAGGAGGACGTGCCTCTGCCGCTTGACCGCACTAAGCATATTATCCGCAAATGCACGGATGAAGATTTTGACCCGCCGGAGGAATAATTGCAATGGAAAAAATTGATGTTATTAAGTTTATCAAGGCTCAAATCGATACCGAAATGACGAAGCTGAAGGACGCAAAAGACGATGATATGTATGCCCAGGGAAAAATCCTTGCTTACACAGACGTCACAAGAATGCTTCTGGAGGCTTGCCTGGCCGATTATGTAGAGGGCACCGACAATAAGGAATAAACGAAAAAAGGCGCTAAACCTTTTAATTATGCCATACCTTTTAATTATTCCAAAATCCATACACCGCAAGACTTACACCCTACGGTGCCGTCAGGCTTTGGAATGGCAGAAATCCACAACTGAATAAAGCAAACAAGGGCTTTCGAAGTCAGTATTTGACCTCGAAAGCCCTTGTTTTATGCCTTTTCGGCGGTTTTGACCCCGGAGAAGGCTTTTTCTATTGTATCAAAGTCAGCAGGAACATTGACTCTCCCTGGGGAAGAGGAAAAGCGTAGCAAATAAATGTCAAGGAACAATTTGATTTTTCTCTGCAACCTTTTGATAAACCTATCTACTTTTTGATTTTTCCCATAAGGGGGTGCAAAGCAAAAATCAGCAGCTCGCTTCCGGTAAAATAGAAAAATCCGAGCATTGAGGACTTTTGCACCCCCACACTCGGAAAATCGCTTGATATAAGGACTTTCTCGGCAGATAAATAAAAAAGTGCGGTAGCCCATTGTATCATGGACTACCGCATTTCGTGGCGGAGATGGAGAGATTAAATATACCACTTCACACCACTTTTTATTGCTTTATAAAATTGCTTGTAAACCACGCATTTACATCATTTAAGCCATTTCGTTTGTTCCACATTTCACAAGCATATATTTACAATTCAGCTTTATCGTGTATAATTCGTGTACGCAAAAACAGCCGCCTCAGACCAATAAAAGTCCGAGACGGCTGAAATTCTACCTATTTGATTTTTATTTTCTGCCCCACATAAATGAGATTAGCGTTCTTGATACCATTATCCTTGACCAACTTCGCAACAGTGGTCTTGTAGCGCCGTGCAATGCCTGAGAGCGTGTCTCCACGCTTCACAGTGTACGTTACTGTCTTCTTGGCGTGGCTTGCAGACGGCTTTGTGGTCGAACTGGTGGTCTTCTTGAAGCCGTTCAGCCCTGCCGCCTTTATCTTCACAGGATAGTCCACATAGCAGATATCCATATCAACATTGCCGCTGATACCGCTGACCTTGCCACTGCTTGTGTACTGCCACATACCATATGTTCTGCCGTAGTTGCAACGTGAGCCGTACTCAGCGACCCACAAAGCGTATCTCTTAGCGACGTAGGCAGATATGTACTGCTGTAAAGGCGAACGGCTGATATACAGTCCTGCCCAGTAGCCTGCGTGTTCAAGTGCATTGCAGAAAGTCTTGACAAGGCTGTTGCAAAATGCTCTGCCCTTTGCGAACTGTGAACGCTCCTCGAGGTCGAAGTATATCGGATACTCAAACGTCTTGCCCTTGATAGCGTTGATACAAGTCTGAGCCTCTGCCTTTGCTTCCTCAACAGTTGCCGCATAGCTGTACCAGTAAGCACCAACTTTCAGCCCTGCCGCCTTTGCCGCCTTGTAGTGGCTCTCGAAATATGGGTCTTTCTGATTAGCGTACTTGCCGAAGCCTGCACGAATGATAACGAAATCGACCCCCGAAGCCTTGACCTTCTTGAAGTCAATGTTCTGCTGATACTGTGAAACGTCAATGCCCTTAAATGTCTTTGCCATAAAATTACTTCCTTTCTAAATCTTCGATGCGGTGGTTTGCGACCTTGATTTTCTCGTCGATCAAAGCATAATCCTGTTCCAGCTTGTAAGTCCGAGCTATAACGGAATTGTGCTTGTCCACACGCTCAGACAGTTTGTCTATCTTGTACTCAATAAGCTTCTGGCTATCATACTGCGCCTGCTGCATAGTTTTACGGCTGTTAGATGCTATAACGAGCTGACACACTACCGCCGAAGCAGCTGTTATCAGTGCAACGATAATTGCTTCCGTCACTCGTCATCACCTGACTTTCTTTTTGGCTGACTGCGTGCCAAAGTAGAACGATATCACCACAGTAAACACCGTGATGAACTGCTCTGCTGAAATCGTGCGGCGCAGTGCCAGCACGCAAAACACCACTGTCAAGAACAGCGTTACAATGGACTTTACATCAATGAGTTTCGCTAACTTCTGCTTCATGGTATACCTCCTTTGTGATTTCTTTGAACTGCTCCGGACTAATAACGCCTGCCTTGACAAAATCTTTGACCTTTGCCAGTGAATACACGCCCAGATCATAGAAACGTTTAATAATGCTGTAATACATCACTCGCCCTCCTCACCTATCAGCGTGCCTGTCATAGCAGCTGTGTATAGCACTTGTGCCATTATTTTGTCCTGCTCGGTCACTGTAGGTTTTTCAAAATTATCTTTCGTCAACCACAGCTTCTCAGCCATTTTCTTTTGCAAATCCGTCATACGCTACCTCCTACTTCACTCAGCTTGACGATGTACTCTTCCTCACTTGGAACGGGTATCCGATAACTGTCGCCGTTACTGTTTTTGAACGTTATGCTACCACCTGCTTCAACCGTCATATTTCTCAGAAAATCGTCTGGGATAATGTTTGAAATGTCGGTGACGATTGGTGTTTCCAATTCGTAATACAGCATTACTCCTGACATTGCCTGCTTGAACGCTGCGGCATCGGTGTAGTCGGTGTCTTTGACCTGAATTTGTGTAACAATGGCTGCTGTGCCATCTAACAGGATTGTTTTATCAACATATTCACTGACAGATCTCTTAACGGTGATATACCTATCGCACAAAATATTGTGCCGCTTTTGTGTAAAATCTCCAATTTTTTTGAATTTTTTTGAGTCAACAAACGTGCTGAAATATGTACCGAAAATAGGGCTAGTTTCGACCTGCCAGTTCACCATTCCCAAATCCATACTATCTACACATTTGTAGTATTTTTTATTCTCATAATCAACGTAGTTCTTAGCCGTTCCTGCACTCCAGCCGTAGCCAGGCAGATTGCGGATTGCTTCGGGAATTGGGTAGGCGGTATCACCCACAGCAACCTCTGTCATCCCTGCACTGACAATTTTCCCAGCGTTGTATGGATAATAATCATTAGGGAACATTTTTTCAAATTCTTCCACTGTGCTAGGTTCGTTGCCTGAACCGAACATGGCGGTTAAATCGAAAATCTGAATTTTAATTTTAACGTCATTGAAAACTGTGCCGACCGCAAATCCTGAAATTCCAGCAACTTTTTGCAGTTCTATGTCTGTTGCGGTTTGGTTTACTAGGACAGATGCAGTGCCTTTATCAACTGCTGGCGTTGTAATTGTTCTATTGAAATAGGCATAACGCATTGTTACACTATCTGGATTATTCAAAATCAGCAGTTTTAAAATGTATTTTCCAACCTTATTTTGGGCTGGGCTAAGGGGTTTGAAATAGATATATGACGATTCAGCAGTTCCATTTAGGGTAATCGTTCCGTCTGATTCAGTTGCCACCGTTACACCGTTATTTGTGCCAGAATACGCCTCAAATATTTGATTCCAAACAATCGACCTGCCACCGATATTTTTAACCGACATCAGCTTCGCCCCTGTAGGCACAGTTTTCTGATACGCCGTTTCGCTGTCAGTTTCAAACTGGTGCGTGATACCCTGACCGATGGAATACAGTGCATTTACCCTGCGTTGCAACTCTTTGTCCGTTAGTTTTAGGTTAGCTATTTCAGCCGTGTTTTCAGCGATTTTCCCGACCGCCGTTACATAATCGTCTGGCAGACTATCAGCCACCGCCTGTGCTGTCTGTGCGGCGGTTTCAGCGGCTTTGCGGTCTGTGGCGACCTGGGCGGCATGGTCTGCCACTGTCGCCTTATCGGCTGTGACCTGCGTTGCCATATCCTGCACCGCCTGTCTGTCTGCCGCAGTGCTGTCAGCGCAAGTCTTTGCGGTCTTTGCATAGCCTGCAGTTATTGTCTTATCAGCTTCGGTTTGCTGTGCTGCCGTTGATGCTTGAGCTGCTGATACCTTGGCATCATTCTGAGACTTGACTGCCTCAGCACGTGCGGTTTCTGCACCCTGCTTGGCGGTTTCTGCCTGTGTTGCGGACGTTTCAGCAGATGCTCTTGCGGTTTCAGCACGGCTTGCCGCCTGCGTTGCCGTATCGGCTGATTTCTCTGCGGCTGTGGCAGATTTTTTGGCGTTATCTGCCGCTGTTGTCGCCGTGTCTGCAGCGGTGACAGCTGTCTGCATATCTGCGTGTGCCTGCCTGCCTATGGCATCTATCTTGTCCAGTGCGTCCATAGCCACATCAGGTGACGGGATAGCTGTATCGCTTATTGCCGCACCTATTCTCAGGCGGAAAATGCGTGATTTTTTAACCAAAATATACTCGTCGCCTGACAGTTTCTTTGCACATATCTGACAGCTGACTGTCTGCGCCGACCGCAAGATATCAGCAGTAGGCGTCCATGTGCCGTCTGTGATATCGACCTCATACGTCACACCATCGCCGTAGTCTATCGTTAGCACATAGCGGTCTGCTCCGTCTATCTCCATGCCCTCGACAGACACAGGGCGTGCATTTGTTTCACCGACATAGCCCAAAAGGGCGGTGTTCAGTGTTACGTCATAATCTGCATTTAATGTTATCGTCATTTAATCACCCCTCTTTACTCTATTGCAATATAATCAACATAGTATGTTCCTGTTGGCACGGTTCCTGTTGCCCCAGCTCCCATGCAGACACTAAGATAATATGACGTTCCTGACCCATAGACGTGGGTGCAGTAGTTCTGATATGGTGTTGGTGCGCCTGTCTGCCGTAGCGTTGCTATTACCTGTTTAGGTGCAAAGGTCAGTCCAAGCGGTATCTGCATCAGTGGATTCGCTTTCGTCATCTTGTATTCCACAGTGCCATAGTGTATCTTGCCGGCTCGGCTCAGTATCTCATCGATTTCCTCGCCTGCGTGTTGCATCGGATAATCGTTCTCAGTGATATCCTGCGCCAGTGTCAAATTTTCATCAGCCATTATCTCGCCCCCTTAAAGCTGTTCTTCAACGCTCAGACCTACCGCAGAAATGTCTGCTGAAAGTCCGCCGTCAAAATTGAATCCTAAATTCGTTATCGGTATGTCATAGCTGTCTGTGCCGTTGGTGTAGGTCACCACGTCACCTATGTCGAAACGTGGGTCACCGAGTCTGTGGTATAGCTCAGTGGTGTACCACGAAAAGCCACCTATTCTGCGCCACAGAGATTGTAGCAAAGACTCTGTCATGTATGGGTTTTCAAACTCCAACACACGTCCTTGTGTTGTATCTGTCACACCAAGCGACAGCGTTTCATCGTCACTGACTTTGCAGATAATGCCCACGATAACGTTTTGTCGTTCGCTAAGAGTAGGCAGGTCTATTGTGTTGTTGTCCAATGTTTTCACGCTCTTGCCATACCACTTTCGGACGTACTTTCCGTACCTGTCAACATACCCGAACTGCCCCTGAGCAGAAGCCAGATAGGACAGCATTTGTCGCATGGTCACGTCTTTCGGCACTGAGCTGACCTTGAAGTAAAAATACTTTGAATACAATACTTTGCCGTTCTTATCTATCAGCTGCCTGCCGTTCTTGTCACGCAGTAGTCGCACCTCTGTGTAGTCATTTCCATTCTGCAAGCCTAACTGTCTGCAAATGTCATCTTCGACGGCTTTATTCCAATTCGGCATAGGGATATGCGGTACATACGGCTTATCCGAAAAATACAACCTGTCTGCCATTGTCAGCTGGACGCTGCCGCCTGATTTCTTTGATTTTACGCAGGTGAAACGCCCCATTGGTATTTTTTCGTCATTTGTATCAGATGAAGTTGCGTCCTTTGTATACAAACTGAAAACATACTCATTCCCAAGATACTTAGTTCCGTCGTCAACAAGCTCTGCTGTCACACTCTGGGAACAGACCGCACCAAGCTCTATATCATCACTCAGAGAGGTTGCTTGAATGTCCGTCTGAACGTTCTGAATGCCGTCATATGCCACAGGTGCTTCACTCTGAGCGTCCTCTATCCACATACCCCACAAGGCTTTGTAATTCTCTATCCTGCTTGTTATCTCATTGCTTGCTATGGTGTACATATGCCCTCCTAACGTTCTGCAAATGTGACAGTACAGCTCTTGTAATACTCACCACCGTCAAGTCTGACAAGCCCCTGCGGTACATAGTCGCTTGCGTTGGCGGATATAGAATAATACTTGCCATTGTGCCAAAACTCCAGTTCTGCAAAGTCGGGTCCGTCCTCGATAAGGGATTGTATCTCGGCTGAATCTGCGACAGGAAGCATTGTCCACTTGCAGGGCAATTTGTATTTGCAGAACTTTCTCGCACCCACAAACAGGCCTGTTGTGTTCACTCGTCCTGAACCTGCCGTCCATTCGTAACAGTTTACAGGGCTCCAGCTATCAGGGTCAGGATCTGTCACCCACACGCCGTTTATCTTTAGCAATGTTCCTGTCAAAATGCACTCACTCCCGTCTTACGTTTATACTGATTGTTGCTGTCCTGCATACACTTGAAAAGCACCTTGCTGTCAACTGTTCCGAAGAACACAGGGTCATAAGCTTTCAGCCAATCAAGTATAGCGTTCAGCACCCTTAACACCTCGTCAAGCTTGCCGTTATCAAGCATACCTTGCAGTTTGCTCAGAGGTGAGATTACCTCCGGGTCTGCCTTTGCGTTCCTGTTATCGCCCACCATTGCAAGGGTCGGTGCTGTCGCAAGTCCGCCTGTGGCAAGCTTTGGTATCTCAGGTATGCTTATTGTGTCAAGGTCAAAACCGAAGGTTTCTCCGCCTATGCCAGGCACCCAATCAGGCACATCAAAACTCAGGCTGTCAATGCCGTCGATTATCCAGTTGACCGCACTTTCAATAGCACTGGTCATTTTGTTTACTGCACCGATAATTAGGTTTATAGGTGCTTTCACAACGCTGTAAAGCGTGTCCCACACGCCTTTGAAGATCTTCTTTACACCCTGCCAAGCCTTTTTCCAATTGCCTGTGAAAATGCTCTTGACGAACATTATAATGCCGTTGAGAATGGTCTTTACGCCTCCGAAAGCGTCTGAAAATGTCTTTTTGAACCACTTGCCTATGCCTTTGAAAACGCCCTTGACAGCGTTAAGAAGCTTTGTGAAGATCTCCTTTATCTTTGCAATACCCTCAGATACGGCATTATACAGACCTTGTATGATATATCCGCCCATTTCAGCCATGACCTTACTAGGGCTGTGAATACCAAAACAGTTCTTGAAGCCCTCAATAAATGGTGTAAGAACATGGTCATAAAGCCAAGTGCCTATGCCCTTGAAAGCGTCAACGATACCTGTGAAAAGCCCCTCAACGATATTTCCACCACAGTCCTGTATTTTCTCTGTAAAGTAGTCACGGATACTGAAAACAGCGTCCTTGATAAAGCCCCACAGCACCGATACCGCACCGCCTATAGCTGAGCCTATCGCCTTGAAAAGCTTTGTGGCAATGCCGCTCCAATCTATTGTAGAAATGAACGTCCACAGCTTTTCACCTATGCCCTGCCAATTTACAGTTTGCAGGAAGTTTATTGCTGTATCAAGCAGACCTTTCACGCCCTCAGAGATAGTCGTTCCTGCCTTGCCCCAATCAATCTCATCAAACCAGCCGTTCACAGAAGTGCCTATGGACGAGCCAAAGCCCGACCAATCAAAGGTGGTAACGAACGAATAAAGATAGTCGATGATAGCTTGCCATTTTGAAGCAAGGGTCTTGCCGATAAGCGACCAATCTGTTTTCTTTATACCGCCGTTAAGAAAATTAGCCGTACCCTTGCCGAAGCCTGTCCAATCGAACTTCTTCATAAAGCGGTATCCTGCGCCAAAAATAGTGTTTATACCGCCGCCGAAGCTGTCCCCAAGACCTGTCCAATCCACGCCGTTTATAAAGCTGTTCAGACCGTCTGTAAGCTTATCCACAAAGCCATTCAGCTTTTTCTGAATACCGTCCCAGTTGATGTATGCGAAAGCTCCGTTGACCTTTTCAGCCACAAGAGAGCCAACTCCTGCCCAGTCCCCTGACTTTATAGCGTCTTTCATACGCTCCGCCCAATCAGGAAGCTGAACGTTGTCGCCGTTTATGGCTGAGTAATCAATGCCGCCCTCTGAACTGTCTGTATCGGACTTGCTCTGATCCGGTGCAACTCTTACAACGTCAAAGTCCGCAAGGTAAGTGTCCTGAGTTTTCTTTATCTTCTCCGCTGACTTCTGCGCCTGCTTTGTCGCCTGCAAGGACTTCTGATAGGTGGTGCCGAAAAGCTCAGAGATAAACGCCGCCACAGTTTTTGTCGCCGTCGCTACGCCCGCCATAAGCGTATTGAGATACGGCATAACTGTGTTCATTATCGGTGTGAAAGCTATGGTGAGGTTTGCTTTTATTTCGTTTAAGGACTTGGCAAATTCTTCATTGCCTGAAACGGCGTTTGCAACAGCGGAACGTATTCCTTTCAGCAAAACAAGCACGCCTGCCATTAAGAACACTCTTTTTGCCGCAGATTTGAGCGAATGTGTAAACTTGCTCAGCGGTTTTGAAGTGCTGTCGATAGTTGTTTTAAGCCTGCTGAATTTGGATTTAACTGCGTCAACAGCCTTCGAGCCTGCCGAACGCATTGTCCTAAAAGCTCCCACAAGTGTAGTCTTTATGGTTTTGCCTGCAAATGAAGCGACTTTTTTTAGTTTCTCAATAGCAGTTGTCCCTGTTTTTCCGCAGTTGCTAAATGTTTCCTCATATTCGCTAAGTTTTGTTTGAGTTTTATCTATAACTCCCTGCTGACTTATAAGCTTACTTTCAACGCCATTAAGTTCTGAAACTATCTTTGCAGCTTCTTCGTCTGAACTAGCGTTTACAAGAGCAGCTTGTAGCTCTTTATACTTAGCCTGCAACAGGCTCATTTTTTCCGTTGCATTCTCGAGCTGAAGATTAAGCCTTTCAAATTCACTTTCAGGTATTTCAAAATCACCAAAGCTCTCTGTCGCTGTTTTAGCCGCCTCGTCAGCCTTTGCCGTAATTTGCTGAGCAATATCATCAACCTCAGCTTCTATTTTGGCAGGGTCATACTCAGGATTGTAATGTATCTGCACAACTTTAGGCTTGATGTTTTCGATTTGGTCAGTGGTGTTTTTTATATGCTCATTGGCTTTATCAATTTCAGACACCACCTTTGCAGTAGCCTCCTGCATACTCTTCTGAGCGATCTCCGACGCACTGCCAAAGCCCTCGTCTATTGCTTTAGCAGTCTTATCCATAGCGTTCTCAACAGCTTTTTCTGCCTGCTCTACTGGCTTTGAAAAGCCGTTCTGTATGCTTGCAGATATCTTGTCAAGCTGCTCCTGCACCTTGTTTTTTATCACAAGGTCAAGAGATATAACACCAACGCTTGCTCCGTCTGCCATTACTTATCACCTGCCTTTCCGAACATTCCCTTGAACAGCCTTTCAAAGTATCTCGCAGTTTCAAGCTTGTCCTGCTCTGTGAACGTTTCCTTTGCTTTCTGACTTCTGAACGCCGTCCATTCTGAGCGTATCTGCTTTTCATACCTGTCGAAATTCTTTATGATGTCCTTGTTGTCCTCGCTCCTGATACGAACGACCTGACCCAACGGCGTATCGTGCATAAGCCCTGCAACGAGCCTGTACCAATCGCTGTAATGCAGATTTTCCTGCTCTGAGGGCAGGATATTGTACTGCTTTGCAATAGATTGTATGATAAGCTCTCGGTCATAGTCAAGATCGTACCAGCTTTCTTCAAACTTACTCTGCGTTTTCCTGCGGAAATCGAGCCTCTGTCTTTTCTGCGTCCTCGCCTGTTACCGCTGAGATAACAAGAGTGAAAAGCTGCTGATATGCCGCCCAAGGCATATTCATTGCCTCTATCTCCTTGTAGTCCTTTGGTGCGAACGCAAGCTTGAAAACCTCGTCTATCATATCAAGATCTTTCTTTTCAGCGTTCTTGTCGCAGATGTCAAGTATCTTCTTGACAGTTTTCTGCCTGTCGTCCACAGGGTAGACCTTGTCGCCTACTCTTATCTCAGGTGTACCTGTAAGAAGCTTGCTGTCGAGTGTATACATCTTTGCCATAGTTATTATCCTTTCTGATATATAAAATTAGGAGAGCGCTTTGAACGCTCCCCTGTTTTGTCTGTGTTCTTACGCTGCCGCCTCAGTAAACTCAGGCTTACCGTCGGAAGCAAAGTCGAACGCAAGCGGCGCAACTGCTGTCGAATCTCCGCCACCCCATTCTGTTACGCTGACAACGCCCTTGATAACAAGCTTTGCTCCGCTTGGGAAGTTCCACACAAGGGTTGTGGTCGCCGCAGCACCTGTTTTGAGTGCAAGGCTCTCAATGTAGTCATTGCCTGCGTCACCGACGTTTCTCTTGCCTGAGATACTGATAGTGATAGACTTACCAGTGAGCAGACGTCTTGTCCACCCCTGCTGATCAAAAGGCTTCCACTCCTCGATATTGCCGTCAATGGATACTGAAAAGCTCTCCATATCGGCAATAGTCACAAGATTGCTCTCTGTCGAGCCGTCACTGCCTGTCTTGTCTATCTTGAACTGGTTTTCATATACGGGATAAACTCCTGTTGTGTTTGCCATACTCATTCATTCCTTTCATAATATACTGTTGCCTCGATAACATATTCACACACACCTCGCTCGTCCCTGCCAACAGAAACAGGCTCTTTGCATTCAAGATACTTTACCGTAAATCCGTCACCCTTATACTGACGGATATCAGATAGGATATCAAGAACGCTTTGAGCCTTTATCTCTGCCTGCGTGGGAGTATCAGTCCAATGAATAAGCACCGAGATATGTTTTTCAAGTGTTTTGGTGCAGGCTTTTCCGCCTATGCAGATACGCTGCGGCTTTGAAGTCTTTGCGTTGTACACGCCTATGCACTTGTCAAGGTTGCCGTCAATAGTGCCTGCATACACGTCCTGCAAGTCAAGGATATCGCTCAGCATATCCGCTATGTTAAGTAAAGTCATACGCCTGTCCTCTTTTTGAACTCTGCCACAAACTCATTCTTGGCAAGGTCCTTTTTACTGCCTGTGATATATGGCTCAAGCCAAGCCGCACCTGCGTTGGGGTTATTCCCTTTCTGAAAATGATACTCAGGGTGATAGTACAAACGTCTTGCCTGCGGAGAGCCTGTCACAAGACTTGCACCGCTTTCGTCAGAGTGGACAAAGGTCTGATTATTCTGCATATCGCCTGTATCGAACGGCATTGTCTGAGCACTTACAAGGTCTGTTCTCACCTGCTCCATAGCCACCTCAGCGGACTTCACAGCAGCGTCTTCGATAGCCTTTATTGCCTGCATATCAAGCTTTATTTCAATGCCCATTATATCAGCTCCAATCTTGTGTAATTCACCCTGCCGTCAGGGTCTTTGGCTTTCTCAGAGCCATATATCTTGTACGTCCTGCCGCCTATGACCGCATAGCCCTCTATAACAGCATTATCGGGGGCTATATCTCCGCAGAAAAGAGCCTCGCCTGACAAGGTTATAAGCTGTTTCTCTGCGGATAATTTCTGCCTTGACTTCTCAGAGTGAAAGCATTTGCCCTCAAATATGACCGTCTGCTTCTTTGAGCCGTCACGATTAAGTCCGTCCGTTCGATAGACCTTGCAGGGCGTTTTGCATACCCTTTCAGGTACAAGCTGAGGAAACTTCATCACATCAGCCCCCTATAACATAGTCCTGTCTGCATAAGCACATTGTAGACCTGACGTGTTGTGATAACGCCGTCAAGAGATACCACCTTTGACTTATCGAATGACATTGAAACTCCGCTTATGCTGTAAGCGCTCAGAGAGCTTTCTAACAGCTCCGAATTGTCATAGATGAATTTCATCTGCAAGGCTGTGGAACACTTTATACGCTCTCTCTGAAAGTCTGTAAAGCTGTCAATGCCCTCTGCTGTTATGCGGTTGAAAGTCAGCGTGTCGATATCGCTTTCAGCCCTTTGCAGTATAGCTGAGAACTGTTCTTCGGAGATATCACACTCAGGACAGATATTGCAAAACTCAGTAGAGGTGAGGTACATATCCCTCACCCCTTACTCGCTGTACTCTGCTGTGTCAACGTCAGCGTAAATGCTGTCTATCTTTCCGTCCTTGCCGTTCGGGAAAGTAAAAACATCTGAGAACGCTCTGTTCTGATAGAGCCAGCCATCACCCTTTGTGTGTCCGCCCGGAGCAAAGCTGTAAATGCTGTTGATCTTAGGCACTATCTTTGTGGTCTCAGGTGTTGCGATAAGCACGTTTATCTTATGCGAACCTGCGACCTTTTCATAGTAGGTATCAAGTGCAGACTTGTTCGGTGTGCCTGATACCTTAGTGTAAGAGCCGCCTGATTCGATGTAATACTCCTTGCCGCTCACGATATCGGTATCAGCGGTCTTTACATAGCTTGCAGCGCAAGGATCAAAGCCGCCGTCCTCAGGGTCAAAGTTGAAGCGGTCATAGAAACGCTCATCATCAATGACCTCCATGATAGGCACTCCGTCAATGTCGGTCACTCTTGTTCTAAGACCAAGTCCTCCCTCTGCGATCTGCGTCATTTCTATCTTTCGCGTGAACTTGTCAGACTGCTCCAGCAGGTCCATAATTGTGGAAGTCACATACATGATAAGAGAGCCGTTAGACTTATATCTTCTCAGCTTGCCTGCTGAAAGGAAGCCTTTGAGCTTATCAAACACATTGCCCTTTGTGTATGATGAAGCGGCTGTTGATGAGTGATAGCCCTCAAGCTCTGCCGCTCTCTGAGCTGTCTTTGAGAAGAACAGAGCGTCCGTTTCTGGAGCAGACTGTGTTTTCTCGAATACCTCTGAGATATTCTTGATAGACGCTGATGAGTTCGTTTCGTCAACGTCAGCCTTATCCACAAGAAACTCAACATCACGGTCGTGTGTGAGTGTGAAAGGCACGTCCGTCTGAACATACTTACCTGTGTTCCAGCCCCCGTTTCTGTTGTGGCTCTTGTAGCCTGATGTTGACATCTGTGTGAAGTGGAAAGTCTTTGCGTCAAGCCACCTTACGTTCTGTGTGATGAACGGACTTGAAAGCGTTTCCTGTATCCTTATCTCCAAGAGTTCGGGATTCCATACTTCTGCATAATTAAGATTTGGCATGATTCATTCCTCCTGTTTTTACTTGAATTTGTTCCAGCGTTTCTGCGCTGTTGGTTTGCTCTGCGGTTTCTTTTCATCAGTATCCGAAGATCCTGCACCGACCTTGAAACCGCCCTGCTTTTTGCCGTCGGACTTTTTGCCGCCCTCAACTTTCATATCCGGATACTTCTTCACAACCGCAGAAAGGGCGGCGTTGATATCCTGCTGACTGCCGTTTCTCACATAGCTTTCAGCCACCGCAACGGCGTCTTCGATACAGTCGGGCTTGATACCAAGCTGCATAGCGGCTATCTGCGTTTTGAGCCTGAGTATCTCCTGATCTTTTTCATCAGGTGCGTTCTCTGCACTGTCCTGCTTGTCGGGCTTATCCTCGTTTGGCTGTTCCTGCTTATCTTCCGCAGTCTTGTCGGCACCCTCACCATTCTCGTCAGCCTGACTATCGTCCACCGCAGGCTGTTCATTGTCGGCAGAGTTCTCATCTGCCTTGTCCGCAGGCTTTTCCTCAGCCTTTGGTTCGTCCTTTTTCTCCTCGTGAGTGTCGGGAGTTTTCTTCTCCTCCTCATCAGGGAGTTTCTTTTTCTCGTCCATTTTCTGACCTCGCTTTCTTAAATTTGTGTATGAAAAAAGCACCCGTTAAGGTGCTTAGTTCCGATATTTGGGTATAAAAATACCGCCTCGCCGTAGCGGAGCGGTCAAGAAAAAATATTATCAAGATCTATTTCTGATTTAACGAACACAGCCCCAACGTCATAATCATCATATACATCAATGTCCTTACCGTCTTTTGTATATGTCTGAATCGTAGAGCCGTCAACATCAATTAACAGCTTATTTTTCTTTGCGTCAGGAAAACTACGCTCGATCAGTTTGCAAGCTTTTTTAAACTCACTTTGACTATTATCCTTGAAAATCGTATAATCAAATTTTGTCATATCAAGCCCTCCTTTATAAGCCGTAGTTCTTGTTTACTTCGTCATTTGTTTTTGACGCAGTTTCTAAAATATCTTTTAAAGCTTCGTCTTTTGTCATGTTCTTGCGCTTCATTTTATCCTTTAATAACTTTTCAAACGTTGGTGCAGGACGTTTTTCATCAAGCATCATAGCCGTTTTCTTATCAGACATAGCAACGCGAGCTTCGTGTTTATAGTAATTTCTCAGTTCAAAAGCCTGCTTGACCTGTTCTTCAAAGGGTTTTGTTTTATCTATCTGATTAGGGATATCCGTTACATTTGCATAATACCATTCACGAACATGCTGACTGTCAGCTTGTGTTATCGGTTTTCCAAGATATTTTTTCAACGTATCTTTGTCTACCTCTATTATACCACTTTTTCCCGATTTGTCAACACCACCACCATAATACTTCTCCCTGCTATGATCCCTATGCAGCACCTCATTATGCTCCTCAACGAACACCTTTAATTCGTGCTGAGCCTGCCTGAGCTTTCGGCGGTATTCCTTTGCTGTATCAGGGTCGCAGGTGCCTGCCGCAAAGCGTTTGAACTTGCGTATCTTCCGTTCCATTGCACGCTGTTTCTGTTCAAGCTCTCGCTGCTCTTTTATCTTCTCCGTCGGTATCGGCTCAGGTATCTGCGTTCTGCCGTGTATATACTGCGTCATTGTGTGACGGCAGTTGGGGTGGAAAAGCCCGTTCTTTACGGCGTATGAAAGCAGCCAAAACCACTCGCCGCAGTAGTTTGACCTGCCTTGAAACTCGTCCTTTTCCCCCTTCCATACCGTGAATACATCATCAATGTATACTTGACCTTGCCAAGGCTCACAGGTCTTTGAACAGCCGCCATACTGCGACACAAGTACAGTATCATAGCCAAGCTCTGCAAAGCGTTTCGCCGCACCCTGCAACGCTGCCCTTGTGGAAGTTGTCCGCAGAGCCATTCGCACATAGTCTGCAATATTCACTCGCTTGCCGTCAGCGTATACGATACAGTTTATGCCCTTGTCGAGGAAATCCTTTGTGGCAAGGTCAATAGCCTCGTTAAGCGTCATAGAGCCTGTTCCCATTGCAAGCTGTACCCTATTCAAAGTCTGCCTGTAAATATCGTCTGTCATTCGCAGAGCGGCTGTTTCAGCGGTCTTTTCAAGGGTGGTGACGTCTTCCATAAGCTTTGCCATTTTCTTTTCGTTCACGCCAAAGAAATGCTTGTCGGGGATAGGTGTTATAGGCTCGTCAGAAAGCTCCTGGGCGCTCCGTTGTGCCTGCTGCTGACCCTCTTGAAACTGCTCCGTCATAAGCTGTCTTGTCTGATCGTCGATAACGTCAACGTACTCGTTCATAATGTCAAGGTTTTCACGGCGGAAGTTCTCCATATTTTTCAGTTTCTCAGCCTGCCAAGCAGACCATTCAAAGCCGTAACGCTGTTCCTCCGCCTTGTGCCTTTTAAGATTGCGTTTCAGCGAAGATATGAGCCTTAGCTCTATCTCCTCAAATATTTTGGCTATGTCCTTAAAATTAAGCGTACTCATCACCTACCGCAGTAGGCTCACCCTCTGTAAGCCCCTTTTCCTGCATTATCCGCTTGACCTCTGCAGCTTTCCAATCGTCCTCTTTAGAACTGCCCCACAGCTCCTCCACCTGCGTTTCAACTGACATAATACCATACGTGCTTGCCTTGCCCACAGTTTCAACTCTGCTGTCAAAGTCAGGTGCACCGTACTCGCCAAAGTCAACTGTCACCTCATAAGTTTCAGGGGCTTTGCCCTGCATATTGTCATAGGTCATAAGCACCGCAGAAACAAGCTGCGGCAGAGCCTTTTCAAGAGCCGTTGTGATAGTGTTTCGGGTGTTGCCTGTGACGTCTTTCTTCTCTCGCTGAGCGTCAGCACTTGACATCTTACCCACATCTATGCCAAGCGTGGCAGGAGATACAAGCCCTTGCAGACACATAAGCAAGCAATTCGTATAGCTTGCCACAAACGCCTCATACTTGATATCAGGCTGAACTACTTCTATCTTAGGCACTGCACCCTCTGCCGAAAGCGGTGGGTCAATGCTTATGTAACTGTTGCCGAACTGGTTTGGCGCTTTAAGCTTACCGCTTGCAGGATCTCTAGGTATCATGCTTTCGGGGATATACTGCTTTACCCTGGCTGCTCTGATAGCGTCCCACCATTGTGAGATGACCTCGTCTAAAGCGTCAAAGCAATCAGACTTGCCGCCGTCAAAAATGCTTTTGCCTCTGTTCGGGTATTTCCGTGATGAAAAGAATTTCAGCGGCACAGCCATTATATACTCACCCTCAAACTCAGTTCGAGGCGGTATCTGTGCAAGACAAGGCACGTTGTCCAAGCCGACCTCGTGACCGTTATCGTCATACAGACGGCTTTCTATGTATCCCTTGCCGTAATGCTCTTCAAGGTGAAATCTCTTTGAGCCTGCATAATGCACAGAATGAAAAACGACCTCGTTCAGCAGACCTCGTACAAAGTTATACTCCAACTTGTCAGCACCGATAAACTCGACTATTGGCGTATCAGAAAGCTCAGTATCCACCGATATTTTGAAAGCTCCGTCGCCGTCAACAAGGGCGGTAACTATCGCCTTGCCTGTCAGCTCTGTGAAGTCTATATGCTCGCAGATATTCTCAAAGTCAGCCTTTGCTTTGTCACCTGTGACCTTGATATCGTCCATATCAGAATAGACAATGTATGACAGCGTATCGGTGATTATTGCAGGCAGACCGCTATGTATCTTGCGTATCTTTTCTTTCTCAGGGACGCTGCTCCAGAATGAATTTGTGCCTAAGTTAAGCTGACGAAAGAACTGTGAAAGCTCTGCGGCGTCACCACGATACCAAAGCTGTGACCTTATCACATCTGTCATAAAACCTGTTTTCTCTGTGATAGTTATGCTGTATTCGGGTGCAGGCTGGATATCAAGCCAGTTTCTTATCATATTTTTCACCTTGTTTCCTATGCTGAATTTAGTCAATCTTCACACTTCCTATCTTGTCACGATACGGCAGCCAGGCATACTGGCAGGAATTGATAAGGTGGTCGTTGCCGTCCTCCGGCTCAGCCTTACCCTCTTTCCAACTGTATATGTTAAGCTCGCCTGCGTACTCCTTGCAATGCTCAAGGATATAAAAATCACCTGCCGCCAGCCAAGCTGACTGCAAGTGTATTCGGTCAATTATTTTTGTCTTCTTGAATGCCGGGATAAAGTTATATATGCTGCCTGTGAGCCGTCCGAACTTCTGACATTCAAGTATGGTCGCCTGATCTGCACTGTCGATATACACATCTCGTGCAAAGCCCCACGTCCTGCGGTTTTTCTCCAAGAACGCCGTGAATATTTTCGGTATGTCAGAGGGCGTGAGAGGCACTTGTCTGTCACGATTGTTATACACTTCCTCGTCAAGAGTGACGCACTTTCTGTCAGCCGTTATGCCCACAAAGGTGAACGCTATGGTATCAGGTGAGGATTGCGAGTAAGCGGTGTCAAGCCCGGCTGAGAAGTACACATAATTGAAAGCTTTCGCCTGCTCTGCTGTCAAGATATTTCGCTTTTGCAGGTCAAACACAAGCCCTGTTGCACGTCCTCTCAGACCGAGTATCTTGTTCTTATACAGCTTTGTGCCTTTCGGAGCGGCAGCCATTTTCCGCTTGATATCCTCATCAGTAAGTGAAAGATTATCACGAAAAGTAAAGAACCAGTACCGCCAATTGGGCACAGGTTCTTCTGTAAGCTCTTTCATTATCTCCGCAGGCACGTCACAGGCGTATTTCTGATACGGACGTGAGCGGTTGACAAATTCTTTGTACACAGGCAGAGAGGGGTCGTCAGGGTTGAGGGTCGCCATAAGGTAATCGTTACGGGTAGACATCTCACGGACAAACTCGATATCGGCGGTATTTATCTCGTCGATATACACGCAGCCGAACTGAGCGCCCAGCACCATTTCCCACTTATCCTTGTTGTCATATCCCAGAACATAGATTATCTTGCCTTCAAACTTGATATGCGGCAGTTTGTAGTCCTTATCACCGTTGCCGAAGTACCGAGCATTGGTGTGCAGGTCAAGAATGCCGTTATCCTGCTGAATGATAGTTTCCTCAGCCTTTCCCGTAGTCTTAGCGGCAATGACGTGAAGTTTCTTTCGGCTTGCCGACACCATACGCATGAACTTTATTCCTGCGCCCACAGTTGTTTTGCCGCTTGCGGTAGTCCCCTCAAGAAAATCCGCAGACACACCTCGAACGCTGTTGATGAAGTCCATATACTTCTGCGACAGGGGAAACTTACTCGTCAAGCCCCTCACCGCCTATCTGAGCGAAAACGTCTGAAAGCTTTTCAGAGGTCTTGACCTCCGCCTGTATCTTAGCCACATATTCCCCTGTCATTTTGTTGAGGGTATCGACGGCTCTGATACGGTCAGCAGGGTCATTCTTGCCGTCCTTTGCGATATCAGACAAGAGTGCCTGCCTCTCCTTAGCGGTCATTATACGCTCGTCCTGAGCTTTCTCGGACAGCACACGGATATACTCCGCAACACTAGGATTATCTAGGATTTTGCAGGCGTCAGCTTTCGCATACTTCTCGCTGTATCCTGCCTTTATAGCACTCTGAACGGTGTTGCCGCTCTGAGCATAGTATTCTGCAAATTTCTTTTGACGTGCTGTCATGAGGGCACCGTCCTTTCTGAGATTTTGATATAAAAAGAACTGCCACATTGTTGTAGCAGTTCTAAAGATCTATTTGTTGTCATAAATAAATATATCAAAACTCTTTTTAAAAGCAGATATAGTATTTAAAATCATAAGAAAAAATATAAAACTCATAGCAAAGCCATAAAGGCACCTTGATACGATATTACTTTTAATTAAAACAATCGTATCTACCGCAACACACATTATAATTTCAATTATAGAACAAAATATTGATTTAATACTATCCGAATAAATTGACTTAACTTGTTGCGGCCAAACTCTTTCTAACTTTTTAAAAAAATCTTTTTCTTTTATTACTGTAAGTATTGCAAAAACCAACCCCATTACAGATAGAAAAGCTTCTGCTATACTAATTATATTCGGAAATATACTATTTACGTTTTCAATCCAGCCAAAGTAATAGAAGCCTGTCACCAACAATGACAAAATGAAAGCTGTAATTCTTTTATGAAGTAATACTTTTTCCACCACATTAGTGCAAAAGTTACGTAGCATCAATAATTCCTCTTAATAGTTCAATTCTTTCCAACAAATTATCAAACGATTTTTTCATAGCGGTATAAACCTCCTTGTCAGATAAAGAAGTACGTGATTTTATATCAAAATTAATATTGGTATGTAGTGAAGGAACAAGCCAATCTATTACCTCACGTGGAGAATTTTCATTTTCTCTTATTCCTATTTTTAATTTTGGCAACTCTTTTTCAGCAGCTCCACTATTTTTGAATTCATTTAACCTATTTACTAAATCCGTTATGTCAGCTGAGTTTAAAGTATAACCTTTTTTTTCCACGTTTTGATGCTTTTATTTGTAATGTAAAATCATAACCGCAAAATGACTTAAGACTTTTCAACAAAAAATCTGTTGATTTATTTTGGGAACTATTTATGGCTGCCATACTTGCACAACTAGAAGACAAGGTAAATGTTTCTAAAAAATTTTTAGTGTCAATCTTGTTGATTTGATCTGGATCTAATACTGGTTGAAGTGTTAGTGTTATCGGGTCAATATCACCATGTAAAATTCGACAGTATGATGTGAAATATTCACTTAATACTTTTTGAAGTTGATTAACTGTGACAGAATATCTGTTACATTGTATCATAAATACTTTTGTCCTTCTATGATATAATACGCTCATAAACTCCCCTATATATTCTGTGTCTTTCAGTTTTATCTCATTCTTTTTACCTTTAATCTCTCTCTTAGCAGGTATATCTCTATCTCTATTGTTAACCATTTGAAAGAAAATATAATCGTCATCCAATTTTAGAGTGTTCATATCTAAATCGATTATTTTATTTGTTGAAGTATCGACACTATCAATTTCTCCCTTTTGAATTGACTCAATGGTTTTGGAGATATCTGTTACATATTCTGTTGAATTAAGTTCAGATAAGAATATTTTAAATTCTCTAAGTTTCTTTTCATTTCTTGCTCGTACTACCGAAGATCTCGAATTTATATTATATTTTTGCTCAATTTTATTTATATAATCAGTTGAAACATTCAAGGTATAAAAACAAAATTTAACCGTTTTCTTCTGTACGTTCTTCTCTTTCATTATTTATATTCTCTCCTCATAATAATATTTCTTAAATAATATCACTAATCAGAGCGAAAATCAACGAAATGCACCGAATTTCTATATACTGCATAAATAGCATTTGTATTTTTTATGCAGTATATCAAAAATTCGACATTTATGAACCTTTTGCGACACAACGCAAAAGACACCCCATAGGAGTGCCTCTCACAAATATATTATAAGGAGTTTTGTAAATGGTGGAGCAGATGTTAAGCTGGCACGCTCTCGACCTGCATAGCCCCTTACGGGGCTTAGAAAATTGGAGGTGACTTCAATGAAAGTACAAGTCTGAGGTACATCTACACTTTCCTCAGTTTAAATTATAACATAGTGAAAAGTCACAAACGTCACATTTATCATGTTTTTTGCAAATATCTTTGTATACGCATTTTGATACAGCTCTCTGACATTCTTCCACCGCTCACCTGCATAGCTATCTGCAAGTACGTCTTACCCTTGATGAATTTCAGCACGAACATTCGCCGTGTCTGATAGTCCTCTATCCCCTTGATAAACTCCTCAACAGCCCTCTGCTCACGCTCTAGCCGTGCCTGCTCGCACAGCAGTGAAAGTGTATCGTCACTTGGCAGAAAGCCGTCTATGCGTGTACTGTGGGGCGTGTAGGACGGCGGAGTGCATACGCTGATACTGTCGGCAACGTACTTACCTGAAAGCTCTGCCTTGATGTCCTCAATGGCTGAGACGTTCCTGCGGTAGGCTTTCAGGCGTGACATGGTCATTGGGTCAGCCATTAGCAACACCGCCCATTTTAATACCGATACCATTCACGTCAACAGCCGTATCAGCAACACCGAAAATAACCTTGCCTATTGCTGTAGATACGTCACCTTTGTGATAATTGTCTACGGTCATCTTGAATCCCATTCCTGATATCGTTACCTTATCCTCCACCAGATTGACAGCCCTGAAAACCTTGCCGTGCATAGCATTTTCATACACACCATGCAACTTTTCCAGTTTCTTCTGACTTACGCCTGCCTCCCACAGAATAGACGAGAGCTTATGCTCGTCTATGGTCGGCATATCGGTCTCGTGAGCGTTCTGGTCAACGAACGTGGAAATCTTATCGTTCACTGCGGTGATAAGGTCATAGTCAAGCTCATCACCCACAACGCTTGTGAGGATATCCTTGAAAGTTTCCTTTTCGTTCTGACAGGTCATTGAGAACTCGCAGCCCAAAAGCTCCTCAACAACGGAAGTGTTCGGCTTTTTGGCGTTTTTCGTGTAGTAAAGCACTCCGTTGATATCTGGTGCACGGTCATTGAAAAGAGGGAACAAAAAGCCATCGCTTGGAAGCTCAACAATTCTGTCGCATGACTCTTTCTTAGCGATAGAGTTGTCCTGTTCATCATACACAAGCCCGTCGATACGCAGGTTTACAGGGCAAAGTGCCGTGATGATGAAATTGTAATC